AGTCACCGCTGTTATCACCAGCATCATACTTTTTTGATGCCTCAACCTTATCAAAAACAATCAAGTCATCCCTGTATATTTTTCTGTAATCATCTATTCTGCTGTCTGTGTTATCACCAACCAGGTAGATTTTCCCAGTATATCCAGCATTTCTCAATGTCTGTATTGTCCACATCTTTGATGGCCTACCGTAGACCATCACAAATACAGCAAATGAGCTATTCTTGATGCTCAAGGTATTGGTTCCTAATTTCCTCACATAGCTTTACATAGCCATTTTCAATGGCCTGGTTAAAATCAACTATCACCAGGGCTGATTTTTCCATTAGCCTCTGCATGGCTGGTGTTGCATGGGCATAGTAGTCTGCAATCTTTTCGTAGTTGAACACAGAATGCCTATAAGCCGCATCCAACAAGAACTGCCTTTCCTCCTGGCTGATTTCACTTGATGCACAGATTTCCCTAACCATGGAATTGGTCTTGGCCATGTCCACAAGCTCAAGTATGTGGGGCTTCTTTTCCCTTGGCTGATAAACAGGAGCCTCAACTTTTGTGGAATACTTTGATTCTTCTGTGTCTGGCTCAAGCTCACCACCAAAAAGGCTGGCTTGTTTTGCAATGTTCATTGGTTTGTCCATGCAATCTGCCAGCCCTTATCAGACCTTTTCATGATTCTGGCTGGCTTGTCTGGAACATTTGCCATGGCCTCTGGCAAGGTTGAATAAGCCCTGGGCAGTTCCTTCCAGCAGAACAGGTCTTGAACCTGTATCTTGAACAGAATAACCTCTTTCCTGGTGCTGGGTAGGTCTTTAAGCAACATAGTATTGGGCAATCTTCTTGCCTGTTTCAGTTTGTATGTCCCTGCTCTTGACTGCAACACCATTCTTTTTTAGGTCATGGATTCTTGAAGCCAGCCTAAAAATCCCATAAAGCTTCAAGGCTTCCAGGGCTGTGATGGGCTTCCCACTTTGTAGGTGGGAAAGCACCTGTTGGCATTGCTTTGAGCCTATGGGCTTGATGGGGTGGTGGGTTTCAGTTGGCTCCACAAATGGCATGGTTAGCTGGGATGCAAAATGGAAGCTCATTTTTTTACCGACTTTCTTTTGGCTGGGTAGTTGTGCCTAGCTTGCTTGCTTGGATTCCAACCCTGTTTCTTTGCATGGCAGATTGAGCCATGGTCACAGCCCCAAGCCCTGGCAATGGTTGATAGGGATATGCCAGCCTCATATTGAGCCTTCCATAAAGCCCAACGCTTCTGGACAACCTCAATCTTTCTATTATTGCACTTGCCATATTTGCCCTTAAGAACACGCAGTTCGTGGGGAACAATGATCTCTGGCAAGTTCACAGGCATGGGGGTTGAAGCCCTTTCTAGCCCTATTTGTGATTCAATTTGGGCTATCCTGGAGCAAATTGGCTCAAGGTAAGACTTCACAGGGTCGTTGTCCCTGGCTTGCCTCATAAGGGACAGGCTCAACTCAAGCCCCTTAATCTGCTCCTCAAGCTGTTGAAGCTTCTTTGGGATTGTAACCCTTTCCTCAAACTCTTTGGCCTGTTCTGCCAGGCTTTGGTATTCTGGCTGAATCTTTCTGTATGGCACAAAGCCCCTGTCTTTGTCTTTGTTGAATGCTTGGTAGAGGCTCATGATGGGAACCCTGCTTTCTGCCAATCGTAGTAGGAGCTAAAGCCCATTCTGCGATACAGCGGTGCTGATTCACATGATGATTTGGGTTGTGGTTTTGGTTGCATTGTGTGTGTTCCTTTCTGGTTTGTGTTGTTCCTTCTGAAGCAGTTTCTAGCGGCGGCTTGCCAATTCTTTACAGGGGCTTTGCCTCCAACTTTCCAGCCATTGGCCTCATAGTGGTCAAAGGCTCCCTGGACATCCTTGCCATGCCATCCAATGGTCTTTGCATATTCAGACCATTGTGCGAGAGTTGGACGCTCCTGCGTCCTCTCTCTCTTAATATCTAGCCTCTGACCTCTAGCCTCTAGCCTCTGCGGCATTACATTAGCATTACATTCCTGTTTCATTTGCATTACATGGCCATTTCTAAACTTCAACACCCTGTCCCTGTTTGACTTACGCCCTGCCTCATCCTTTACCATTCTTCTGGAAAAGATGGTGTCTTGCTCCACAGAATAGACACCAGCCTGGGCAAGTTCAACCAGAAGCTCTGATGTCCTTTCAAGGCTTTCACCAAAGATTCTGGCAATGTGTTCAGCACCCATTGGCCTGTCACCAGCCATTAGGTAGCCGTGCCTTTTGCTTTTGGCCATGAGGCAAAGCATATCAACCCACAGCCCTCTGGCCGCAGGGGAACAGCCCCTCAAGGCTTCATCAGAAAGCCAATCACCAGGATAAAATTTTAGCCAAGGCAACTTCACTTTTTGCCATTCTCAAGGTCACGCTTCTGGTATTTCTTTGCCCTGTCCAAAAGCTCCTTGGCCATCACCTCTGCCAGGTCGGCATGGGCTAGGATGTCCTTGTAGTTTTTTTCCTGTGCATGGCTCCAATCTTTTCTCATATCCTTAAGCCTTGCTGTGGTGTATCGAAGCAGTTGTTTTAAGTATGTTAATCTCTTAACGCTCATTGAAGAACCTCCTAATCTTGCCCAACCCGCACACCCCTAACAGAATTATACCGACCAAACCGGCCAATATAAAGCCCACCAGGAGTCCCACCCCTACCATAGTTTGCCCAATATTTGAAAAGGTTTCCCGCATAAATCTCCTTATGTGAGAGGAGCCTTTGGCCACGGCGACCACCAACGAACTGCTTTAGCCCTTGTCCAATTATCCATATAAAATTCATTGCGGTGGAAGCGAGCCACCATAACGCTGATTCCAACAACAACAAGGCATCTATCATTTTCCTGCGGTTTATCATTTGTGTCCCTCCATTCAATTAGTCCGAACTTGGTTTTGGGAATCTCAATGTTAATACTTGGCATTGGGCATCCTTCTGATTGCTGTTGCCACATCATTGAGAAGGTCTTTCCTTACCTGGTCTTCCTCTGCATCAGCCATGGATTGAACAAGCTCTGCACAGGCTTCCCTCTCCTTCCTTGCCACCGTGTTGGCCAGGGCAGACAAAGACCTATCTATTTGGTTTAGGGCAGAGTCAGAAGGGGATGGCATCTTGTTTGTCCTCATCAATTACTGCCTTAATTACTGCACGAAGCTGGACATCTTTTTTATAGGGCTGTCCATCTGGGGCATTCTTCATGGGCTGTTCAGTCAGCCACATCAACCATGAGAATCCTTCAGACGACCTGGCAATCTGCCTCACGGTCTGGCCTTTATATTTGCCAAAGCCAACCACCATATCCTTAATTTCAGAATCTTTAGTTGTCTTTTCCTCAACCAGCTTTGCTGTGATCTCTTTGATTTCTGCCTTGGATGGCTCCTCATATTTGTCTGTGTTGAGTTGCTTGGATTCCTCAAAGCCACCCATGGGAACTTCCTCTGCTGGTGTGGTTGATAGGTTGCGGTCAATGAGAACCACTACATGGGCAAAAGCAGAACGACAAGCCCTGCTGATTGCCCTGGTCTGGCACATTGCCCTGCGAGCATAGGTGGGTCTCTTTGCCCACATCTCCTCATCATCACCCAAGAAGCCCTCTGCTGTTGAGATAACCTGGCCATTGTCCATCCTTCTGACTTCACCAATGCAACGCCAGCCTCCCTCAACCCTTTCCACATCTTTGGCAGATGCCACACATCCATGGGCTACTGCAATGGATTGCCAGCCCTCTACCTTCACATAGTCCTTGTTGCCAATCCTCTGGGCTGTGGCCTTAACGATTTCTCGACAGGCTCCAGCCACATCAGTTGCCTGGCGAATGTGCTGGGCAACCCCATTGTTGATTGTTGCTAATTGTGTTTCACTCATTGTGTATTCCTTTCTTGTTGGTTATTCATCTGGAAGCCTTTTCCTTTTATCTAAAATCCAATGCTCTGCATTTTGTTGTCTGTATTCCCAATAACCAGGAAGCCCATTTATATAGCTTGGTTCATAGGGAATCTTGTTTAGGTGAAAGAAGGTTTCTTTCTCAAGCTCCTTGGCCATAATTCTGAAATGCCACTCTGGGTTGTTGTGAGCCATCTCAATGAACTTCTCAAGGCACTCCTTGTTGAAAGCCTTGGCCTCTGCCTCCTTTTGCTCCTGGCTCTTGATGAAAGGCTCCTCAACTTGCAGAACCCTCTCCTTCCAATCAGAGACAGCTTGCCTCCTCATGTCATCCTCTTCCCTCATGTATTCCTCATTAAATGCTGGCATCTTCAATCCTCTTTAGAAGTTTAAGATAGGACATGGAGCCAC